AGAAGAATCGGGAGAGACTCAATTCCGGCGACGACTAAGATATACCCATATAAGGATACATCAGGAATCTGGACAATTGGCTGGGGGTCAACCTATCTTGAGAATGGGGAAGCCGTGAATGAAGACACGGTGTTGACGAAAGAAGCAGCAGATTCATTGTTGGCACTAAAGCTAAAGAAAGAATTCGAGGCTGGCGTAAAGCGCAACACAAGAGTTCCTGTCACACAAAGCATGTTCGATGCGCTAGTTAGTCTGGCGTACAACATGGGGATTTCTGGTTTGTTTCGCAGTTCAATTGGAACATCTCTAAACGCAGGCAAGTATGAAGAAGCAGCTGCATTCATCCCTGAGACCAAAACAAACAACGGCGTTTTGCTGTCAAGAAGAAAGAAAGAACAGAAGTTATTTCTAAAAGATGGAGTTCCGACTTTAGAGGGCGAGGTAAACCCTTCTTTGTTGAATGAAGAAACAAACAAAGCTGTTCCTGATAAGACGAAAAATCCAGCTGTCATCAAGAGCGCAACCATTCCTGACTTTGCTCTGGTGAACCTGAATCCAATCAATAATGACGGGTTCGAAGACCCGAGCAAAGTCTACCCAAAGTGGACAAACGAACCAGATACGCATAGACTTGCGCGGAATGAATCTGTTGACAAGACAATTGTTTTCTCAAAGGAAGCAGCAAGAGTAACAGGCGTGAAGACAGCTTCTGGTTCTACTTGGGATCAACCTCGGGTTCCATTTAATGCAAAGTACCCATACAATCATGTGTTTGCCACGGAATCAGGTCACGTCGAAGAGTGGGATGACACCACCGGAAGCGAACGAAGGCACTCATATCACAAATCCGGGACGTTCTATGAGATAGACGCAAATGGAACTCGAGTGACGCGAATAGTTGGCGATGATTATGAGATTCTTGAGCGCAATGGAAACGTCTTGATTCGTGGTAACTGCAACGTTACCATCAATGGTGATTCAAACGTAAGAGTCCAGAACAACTCAAACATAGAAGTCCTTGGTGACGCAGCACTTCGAGTCACAGGAAATCTAACCCAAGCAGTTGGCGGGGATTTGAACATCAAGGTCGGTGGGCAACTGGCAATTGATGCAAGCAAAATTTACATGAACACAGGAAAAGCAGTTGCGACATTACCAACGGAGTCAGCAACTGGCGAAGTTTCGGTTCCGCCATTGACTGTTCCGAGCAGAAAGTCACAGATAGAATCAAATTACGAGACTCCGGAAGAAGGCGACAAGGCTGAATTCAATGAAGCACAAGTGAAGTCAGGCACAGTAGAAGAAGAAGAAACCCAAAAAGCAACAGAAGAAAAAGTCGAGGAGACAGAAGTGACAACAAAACCAGCAAGCCCAATCTTGGCAGTTTGTGGCGAAGACGTAATAAATGCAAAACAATTCACATCTGGGTTTAATCTCACTGAGAATTTCACTCTTGGTCAAATTTGCACTGGGTCAAGCGGAATTCCATCCGGGGTGAATTACGGTCTGACTGCAAATGAGATTGTTTGCAATCTTCGCCTGTTGACCAAGAATTGCATCGAACCAATCAAGAAGATGTATCCCAATATCAAAATCACCAGCGCGTGGAGATCTGAAGAACACAATAAGAAAATCGGAGGCTCAAAGACTTCTGATCATTTGTTCGGAAGAGCAGTTGACTTCCAATTGTCTGGATTCAACCGGAAACAACATTACGAAGCAGTTATTGCTATCCAGAAGGCACTGCCTGCATTCAAGCAACTTATTCTTGAGTATAAGAGAGATACGACTTGGATTCACGTTTCGTTTGACATCAACAATAACAAGATGCAAGCATTGACCATTGACGCAGCGGTGAATAAGACCCTGAAGTCAGGTGGCTACGTTTTGATTCTGTGAGCTAAATATGCCAGCTGCTGCATTTTATGGTTGCATCTGTTCTGGGCATGGATGCTTTCCCCCAAGAAAAAACGATTCTGCGTCAACTGACGTCATAATAGAAGGGAAGGGAGCAGTCAGGAAAACTGATCACTGGGGCATCCATGAATGCAGGGGAAAGCACGATGGCGTCGTTCTTGGTGGCAGCAATACTGTCTTTATCAATGGTCTTCCTGTTGCTCGGATCGGAGATCAAATCTCTTGTGGCTCGATCATCGCAGAAGGTTCGCAAACTGTAATAATCGGTTGACTAAATAAAAAATGGCTACGAAAACAAGAACATTTGTCGACATCGATGCTAGTTTTACGGCAAACCCAATCACAGGCGATTTGACGACAAGATCCGACGAAAAGGCAATCCAATTCGCAATCAGATCGCTTGTGATGACAAGTAACTTCGAGCGCCCATTCCAAAGTGGCATAGGCTCTCCTGTCAACAGTTTGTTGTTCGATAACATTGGACCGAATTTCAACATTATATTGCGACAGAGTATCATCGACGTAATCACCAACCACGAACCAAGGGTTGATGTTCTGGACGTTGACGTTGATGAATCGCCAGACAACAATAAAGTTTACGTAAGCATCACGTTTAGGATAAAGAACACAGAAAGACCAATTTCGGTTGGGTTAACTCTAACGAGAACAAGATGACAAGCAAAAACATTAGAACAGATGCTTTGGATTTCTCTGAGATCAAAGAGAACCTAAAAGAATTCCTGCGCGGTCAGTCTGAGTTTACTGACTATGATTTTGATGGTTCTGCGATGAGCATTCTGTTGGATGTTCTTGCTTACAACACGCATTACAATTCTCTTTACACCAATCTTGCTGTGAATGAGATGTTTCTTGATAGTGCCAACAAATATTCCAGCGTCGTTTCTCTTGCAAAAACTCTTGGATACACCGCAAAATCAGTAACTAGCGCCACTGCTAAATTGAATATAACTATCACGACTGCAGCAGGTCTTGGTACATTTCTTCTCCCGGCAGGAACAGTGTTCAGGGCTTCTGTTGGCGAAGAAGATTTTGACTTTGTGACGAAAACTGACGTTTCTGCTCAGGTATACAACACCGGAGACTTGACCACAGGTGTGTTTAGATTCTTTGATGTTGAAGTCGTCGAGGGGTCGCGGTTAACAAAGAAATACACAGTGTCGCCAAATGGCAATCAATTTGTGATTCCGAACAAGTCAGCTGACACTTCTTCATTGATGGTCAAGGTGCAGGAGAATGCAAGCTCATCAAATTACCAAGCATTCTCAGGGGAAATGAATTTCCTCAGCATTGGATCAGAAGATACTGCATTCTTTGTTCGCCAGCGCGAAGATCTTTACTATGAAGTTTATTTCGGAAACGGAACAATCGGAAAGGCACTCTCACCCGGAAATGTCGTTCATATTTCTTATCTCGTTAGCAATGGGAACGCAGCAAACGGAGCAACTGGATTCTCGTATGCATCAGGAATTAGCACTGCATTCAACACAATAACAGTAAACTCTTCAACATCAGCGGTTGGTGGGTCGCCGATTGAGGATATCGATTCAATCCGTTTCAATGCACCACGTGCCTACGCTTCTCAGAATAGAGCAGTGACTGCAGAGGATTATAAGAATATCATCTACACGAATTATCCATCCATTGAGACAATCTCAACCTGGGGTGGTCAAGATAATTCCCCTCCGATTTACGGAAAGGTATTTATTGCAGCAAAGCCATATGGATCCGACAAACTAACGAATTTGGAAAAGGAAACAATTACTGCGTTCCTAAAGAAAACTCGTGGCGTGGTGGCTGTAACGCCAGTCTTAGTTGACCCGAAATTCCTGAGGATTGAGTTGACCTCTTCTGTAAACTATGATCCTGCCATGGCAAGAAGAACTGCCGGGGAGATTCAAGAAGCAGTCAAGAACACGGTTCTTGGTTATGCCAACTCACTTGGTAAATTTGGTTCGGCATTCAGATTATCAAAGGTTTCTTCTTTGATTGATCGAATTGATGATTCTATAGTCAGCAATTCAACTTCATTTAGAATCAGATCCAGCTTTATGCCATATTACAACAAGAACGCAAGATATTTGTTGAAGATGGACAACCCAATCTACAAGAATCCATATGGCGGATCGCTTTATACAACGAGATTCTACACCCCTGCAGTTGACACCAGGTGTTACTTGACTGATGACGGCGAGGGGAATGTTTATTTGTATTCTGAGAACGTCGATGCGAGCGTGGAACGTCTATCAAAGGTCGGAACAATCGACTACACATCAGGGCAGGTTGACGTAGAGGGGCTAAATGTCAGTGGGTTGTATGATGAGATGTTTGAGTTCGTTGTTGTTCCTGAGAACAAAGACGTAATTCCGACCAGAGAACATATCATACAATTACCAGAATCCTTGATAACAGTTAACATGAAAGTTGACTCAGAAAAATGAGTATTCTGATTCGCTCAAAAGTAAATTCCGCTGCGCAAATCAGCGGAAGTTTGGACGTAAAGAGGATTCGTGATGCGGAATCCGTTCTTCCATCACACAAAGTAGACCAACAATTCCCTGAGTTTATTCGATCTGATTACCCGAACATGGTCGAATTTGCAAGGACTTATTTGAAGTTCGTCGAGACGACTGAGAATGGGAAGATTGCCGGAATCAAGGACATTGATAAGACTTCATTCGAATACATCAACGCACTGAGAAAAGAATTCTCATACAATTCGACGAAGTTTGATTTCCTTGAAGACCGCGAGTTTATCAGAATCTCTAAACTGTTCTACTCGACGAAGGGAACAGAAGAATCAATCAAATTCATATTCCGCGCACTATACGGACAGGAAGTTGATGTTTGGTATCCATCAGAAAGAATGTTCAAGACTTCTTCTGCAAGATGGTTCCAGGAAAAATCAATCAAGGTAACAATAAACGCAGATACTTCCCTTCCTGCAACAAGTTTCGTTGGCAAATACCTGCAACTGCAAAATTCAGTGGGTCAGAAACAGTTAATTGAAGTCACCAAAGTAAAGGACATAACTGTTAAGAGTTCCCCATCAGATCCCTCAGAGGATTTCGAGATTTTCTTCACGACGGAATTGTTTATACCGATCGCGTATAATGATGTCATTACAGGCGATGAATTTCTCGGAACAATCCTTCCGTCTCTCTCGTCCGTAAAGGTGATTTCTCCTGGCAATGGTTTCAGAGTTGGACAAACAATCAAACTAGATTCTATAGTTGGGTCTGGTGCCGTAGCGGTAGTGACAGCGATACTGCCTGATGGTGGTATCCGTTCCCTCAAGCTATTGACCTTTGGCACAGGATACACTTCTTCATTCTACGTCACTGTAAACTCAAATTCTCTTGGTGGATATGGGCAGACGTCAGGCGAAGGAGTCCCACTTGAAGATTTCTTCCCTGGGTATAAAGAAAGAACTACAATCTTTCGTTCTGACTATGTGTTGAACGATTCCCCTGAAGAGAATCCTCTTTACGTTCTCCCTGGTTATGATGGCAATGTCGTTGCGGACGTAATAGAAACTCAGGTTGAATCGCTTGAATTAGAGGGCGCGGCGACTTTGCTCTGCGAGGTATCTGCGTTCTGTTTGTATCCTGGTAAATTCTTGGATGAAGTCGGAATGCCGTCGAATATCTCAGTTCTACAGGACAACGATCTATATCAAGAGTTCTCGTACGTTATCCAATCAAGAGCATTATAAGCAAGATGGTCGAACAGACAAAACAAATAAAGGACGACATAACCTTTCTTGTCCACCCTGCTGGATACAAGTCATTCTACATCTCACAAGAACAGTCCAATTTTGTTATAGGAAACAAACTCACCAGTTCGTCTATTGATGAGGTTGATGTAATTCCTTCTGATCCACCTGAACCGACCTAAATAACAAAAGAAATAACAGAGAACAGCATGCATCAAGATTCAATAAAGGTAACAGGGAAAGTCAAGCTCTTATTGTCTGATGAGTTCGGAAACATCAAATTACAACACGAACAAAAGAACTTGGTCGTAACGTCAGGTAAGATGCTTTTGGCAAGTCGCCTCTTTTCTGATTACAGAACACAAATCAATCTCACGGCGATCGCAGGCAACGGAACTGTTGCATCAGCAACATACGCAACGCAACCGACAATTCCATTTCTCGTTGGACAAGAATTCCAGATTGAAGAAAATGACCAGGGTGTCAACGGAACGTATGTTGTAAAGACAGCAACAACAACTGGTATTACATTTGATTGCCCTGTTATTGCAAGCGCGACTTCTGATGTTGGTCACATCAAGTCTCTTGGTAATGGAACAGTCACAAAGATGAAGATCGGGTCAAGCGACGTGGCGACGAATCTTACGCAAATTGACCTCGGTTCTCCGATCAATTCCGGTCAACCGCTGAGCTCAATCCAACAATACTTCGTAGAGGGAGACGCGTCCTTGATATACAAGGCAGCATTTCCTCCAAACGGAAGCGTGACCGTCAAAGAAGCTGGATTGTTTACAGAAGAAGGCAAGATGCTCTCGCGAGCAGTATTCCCTGCAATCAGCAAAGCATCGACGGATACACTCTCAATTTTCTGGACAATCACAATAAGTTGACAATATGGCATCGATTACAACAAGCAAATTCAGAAAAGCAGTTGCGGATTCTTTCTTCGATGACATTTTCTCGAGGAGAAACAAGTACTACCATTACTTCGGAAAATCTTCTAGCTCAGAGTTACCCCTCAATCCCGGGAATCCTGGTATGGAGAAGATCGAATATCAGGCAACTGTAAAGAACAATATCGTTGCTGCAAAAAGGATCTTCTCATCAGATGTCTCGTATGTTGTTCCAAGAATCAACTGGACTTCTGGTGCATTTTACGCAAAATACAGCACTGCTTTTGATGGCAACTTCGAATCGCCTCCAACCGGAGACCAAAGATTCTACGTATACAACGCATCAAATGATTCCGTTTACATTTGCATAGAAAACGCAAACGAAGGTGCTTCGACGTCGATTCCTGATAGCACGGAACCATACGTCGTCACTTACAGCGATGGGTATGCATGGAAATACATGTATACGATTCCCACTTCGATGAAGGACAAGTTCCTGACCGACAGTTACATTCCTGTATTCAATGCTCTGAATGCTCAGTATTATTCAGGCGGCGGAATTAGCGAAGTAGCTATTCTTGATAGCGGAAGTGGTTACGACCAATCATCCGCCAGCATCTCAGTCAGCGGAGATGGATCTGGTGCTGTATTGCTACCCGTTATTGTTGATGGCAAGCTGGCAGATGTAATCATAAAGAACCCAGGCGCAAATTACACCCAGGTCGGGTTCATCGTTAATGGTTCGAGCGACAACCAAGCAAAATTATCAGCTGAGTTGGCAAGTGGGAATCTTGAGAGCAGCCAAGCTCTTGTTGAGTTATTGGCTACACCAGGAACTATCGAAAGCGCAGAAGTTGTCGAAATGGGTGACAATCTAACGACTGGGCTTGTTGCTAAAGTTATCGGTGATGGCAAGGGAGCAACCCTGCAAGTTATTCTTGGTTCAGGGGCAGATTCTGATCGCCTCTCTCGCCTGGTCGTCTCAAATAAAGGATCTGGATACACCTGGGCTAAAGTTGAATTTACAGGCAGCGGCTCTCATCCAACAGCAAGGTTGAATGTTTCTCCGGCATATGGGCTCGGCAAAGATGCAATCTCTGATCTATTCGCTTCGACCTTAATGGTTTATGGCAAGATCGACAGACTTGGATTTCCTGATTACTTCTCCGATGTTGACGTGACATACAACAATTATGGAATTATCAAGAACATCAGAAATTACGAATCAACACCAAACATCCACAATCAAGTATCCAAAAACAGGTACCAGTGCGACGTTGCAATTGAACCAAAAATCCAATTCGTTGGTGGCGGCGGGGTCGGAGCCAAGGGCGTAGCTGTTGTCACAGGAAAACACGTTTCCGGTGTATTCATTCAAGATCCAGGGGCAGGGTATCAAGCCACGCCGAATCTATCCGTTGTTGGTGGCGGTGGATCAGGTGCAACTGCAATCGCCAAGTTGGACGCAGTTGTTTCTGGTGCGACATTGACTTATGGTGGCGTTGGTTATAACATGACACCAGGAGTTTCTTTGGCATCCACGTCAGGAGATGGTGCCAGAGCTACAGCAACAATTGGATTGGGCGTTGGCGCTATCGCAATCACGAATCAGGGGTCTGGATACGTAACAGCACCAACAATTTCTTTCTCTGGTGGAACCGGGTCTGGTGCAACTGCAATTGCAGAGATATCAGG